TGTGCAAGAACCAGAGCCTGAGCCTGATGTGCAAGAACCAGAGCCAACAGATGATAACGATGATGACGATGAAGACGAAATTGAAACAATTCCGTTTGATCCAAGTTTACTTTAATTAGGAAAATATGTATGAAATACTTAGATATCAAAATTATAGAAAATAAAATTAAAGAACAAAAAGACGAATATGTTGTCATAGTAATATATGTTGACGGGAAACAACTTAAGGTCGACAAAATTAAAAAATCTCATATGGATGCACCAACGTTTGCGGACGCTATAGTAAAACTAGCAAAACAAAAGTATCCAGACAAAGAATTTAAAACATTCTATGTAGTAGGCGACGACGGGGAGAAAGTCGACGGTTATGACTTTGAAGTTTTAAAAAGAGATGAACTTGACCCTGATGGTGTGCCTGATAAGACTACAGACGATAATGATGAACCTCAAGGTGATGTAAAACCAAATGATACATCATCTTCTGATAACCAAGATGCTGCTGATGCTGCTCAAAATCAAAATGATGCAGACTTTAATGATCCTGCAGATGATACAGAACCAGAAGATACCCCAGAACCAAGTACTACAGGAGTAACAACAATAACCCAGAAGGAACTTGCTGATCAACAAAATGCATATGCAGATAGTGTTGACAAGGATCGTGATAATAAACATGACGAAACAGGCGAACCTGTAGCACGTATGAACGACGAAGGCAAATATGTAGATGCTGAGGGTAATCTTTTACCAGACCAATTACCAGATGTTGATTTACCTGGTGGATCTATAGGTTCAGGAGAAGAAGGCGAAAGTGGACTAACCGGCGAGCAAGCTGGATCAGCACCTGATATTGCTGACGAAATATACGAAGCAATAGACGGCGCTGGCACTGATGAAGGCCGCTTATTAAAAGCACTAGCAAGAATTGAAACAAGACCACATTTATTTGAGGTAATAAAACAATACAAAGACAAATATAAAAGTACCATGAGCACTGATCTTATTGGTGATTTTAAGTATGATCTTGGAAAAAGTCAATTCTTAATAGACGAAATAAATGATGTTATGAGTAAACTTGGATATGTACTATACGGTAGTAAGTTCTTTACATTAACATGGGTTGATACATCTGAAATTAAAATGAACGGAAACTACGTAGGTTATCAACCTAAAATTGGCTGGCACAAAGGAGTTATTATTACTATAAAAGGACAAAGTTTTGGAGTGTCGCCCTTCAAAAAAGATGGATGGTTTGGCACAAGTGTTGGAGCAAAATATGCTATGGGGCGTGTAGAACCTAGAGATAATCCTAATGCACCAGAATCGCCTAGTATAATATCTGGACAAATTTCTAGATTTACAACAATAGAAAAACAGTTTGGAATGCAACGTGTAAAAGGACAATGGGTTGAAAATTTAATAGATAATTATATTGAAGATAATATAAATGATAACGGCATTATGCCACCTGTAAAAGCAGGTGATACAATTGACAATGATATTTATAGACAGCTTACATTTTTAGGTGACAAAGGTGTTGAAATGTTATGGTCAATGTATGACGAAGAAACAAAAGAGTATAGCAAATTATCGCAAGAAGCTGCAGATGCTATTAATAATTACAAAGGCAAAACTGAATAATGCAACATTTTTATGACGGACAAATAAGACGCTACATAACACAAATGGTACGCCTCATGAGTAACTTTAGTTACAAAGACGGCAAAGGTAACCTAACTGAAATACCTGTTATGTACGGCGATCTTACACGTCAAGTTGCAAACATCATAAGAGAAAATTCAGAAAATAAAATACCTAGCGCACCTCGTATGAGTGTTTATATTACAGGACTTGCTATGGATACAGCAAGACTTGCTGACTCAAGTTATATCAACAAAGTTAACATACGTGAACAAGCATATGATACTGACGGTAATGAATACTTAAACAAAGAAGGCAAGAACTATACTGTTGAACGCTTAATGCCTACTCCATATACCCTTACAATTAATGTGGATATTTGGAGTTCAAACACTGATCAAAAATTACAAATATTAGAACAAATATTAATGTTGTTTAACCCTAGTTTAGAAATACAAACCACAGACAACTATATTGATTGGACAAGTTTAAGCGTAGTTAATTTAGAAACTTTAACTTTTAGTAGTAGAACAGTACCTGTTGGAGTTGACAGCGAAATAGATGTAGCAACAATGACATTTAACACACCAATTTATATTAGTCCACCTGTTAAAGTAAAACGCCTAGGTGTTATTACACAAGTTGTACAAAGTATTTTTAATGAAACCAAAGGCACTATTGATTTAGATCTTGCAAGACCTGTTAGTCAAGCATATGACGATGCACCAGTTCCACAGAGTGATGTAACAACTAGAATTGCTGTTACTGGTACTGGCGAAATTGAAGAACAAATTTTGAGTGAAGGTATATTAAAGACTGATGTAGATTCTATAGTAACAACAGGCCATGATAATTATGGTTTACTAGTACTTGGAACAACAGCTAAATTAATCAATAAAGGTGTTGTTGGAGCAGAAACTTGGACAGGATATACAAAAGATATGCCGTTTAGTTTTAACAGCGGAGTCACTGAATTACGTTTAAGACGTACAGACCTAGCTAATGAACTAGTAGGCACTGTGGCTATTAATCCGCTAGACGAATACGAATTAACAATTTCTTGGGACGCTGATAGTTTCCCTGCAGATACAATTATGCATGGTCCTAATGGTGATAGAAACAAAATTGATTATATTATTAATCCTTATAAAACTAATCCTACAGATCTAAAATCAGGAAACCCACGTATACTAATACTAGCAGACATTAATAATAGTGCTAACGTAGAGGATGTAGCATATGACGGTCCTGATGCTTGGAAGAACAATGACGGATCAGAGTTTGTAGCAGGAGCTCAAGATATTATCGAATGGGATGGTTCAAAATGGCACATAGTATTTGATGCTAGTACTGATGATAGTACAGTTGTTTATACAACTAATCTTAATACAGGTAAGCAATACAAGTATGAAAATAATGATTGGATTTTATCATACGACGGCGAATACCAAAACGGAACCTGGCGCCTAGCTTATTAAAATAACTACTAGTATGGACAATAAAACTATTATTTGTAGTGGTGCATTAGTGTATGCAAGATCAACAAAAAGATTCTTATTATTACATAGAACACAAGGTAGAGCCAAAGACGTATGGGGTCTAGTAGGTGGCACCAACGAAAAAGCTGAAACTCCGTGGGAAGGCTTACGTAGAGAAATTTTTGAAGAAATTGGTGAAATAGAAATTAAAAAAACTATTCCATTAGAGACGTTTATTTCAAATGATGATAAGTTTCATTTTCATACATATCTATGTGTAGTTGATGATGAATTTATTCCTAAGTTAAACAATGAACATAACGGATATGCTTGGACTACATTTAAAAGTTGGCCAAAGCCATTACACAATGGCTTAAGAAATACCTTGACAAACAAGGTAAATCAAACTAAATTAGAAACAATATTTAAAGTAATGGATTTATTATGAACGACAATGTAGATAAAAGTAGTTTTGGATACGAAGCAACTTGGGCTAAAACTGATAATTATGTATCAAAGATTTTAGTATTTGAAAATGTCGGAAGCGGTTTGCCTATGCACTTTCATAAAACTACTGAAAAATCTTGGTTTGTAAACAGCGGCAATTTTAAAATTGCTTGGATCGATACCGCTGACGGTATGTTATACGAAAAAGAAATAAAAGAAGGTAGTGTATTTCATGTACCTCCTTGTATGCCAATTGGTTTAGAAAGTATAATGGATGGCGGAAGTATTACCCAAACTAGTAACAAAGATCCTAGTTTAGATTTCTTCCAACTAAGGCCTACTCAAAAGGAAGACTAATGTTATCATTAAACAATAGCGAAAAATTTCAAAACGAACTTGCAGATTTTGAACAAAAGATTTCAAAAATTACATTAGATAAAAGTAAAAAGCAAGCACAACAAATGTTGCAAGAATTAAAAAGTCATGTTGTATTAATTAATAACGGTCATGCAACCGAACATGATGGCAATATAGATCCGCATACGTTAAGAGAAAATGTTGTTGAATTACAACGACTAAGATACAATCTACAAATTTTTCTTAAATAGAACTTAATCTTTTTATAGTTACAGCACCAACCATACCTATATGTGATGTACATTGGTATCTATAGTTAGGTGGACTACCTAAACTTTCCTGTATTCTCCAATACAATGTTCCTGAACTTTTACCTTGTGCATTAGATCCAGTACTTACTGTTCCATCAGTTGCAACATGCACTAATCCAGTATTATAATTTGTTCCTGTACTATCTTGGATAGCAAAAGGATGTCCGCCAATATTTGTCAAATCAAATGCTACTGTTGTTCCGCTTAAAACAAATATAGTTGGATTAGGTCCAGTGTAATGGCTATCAAATTCATAAGATGATGTGCCTGTGTTTGTAACTCTAAATGTTGTTATTGCTGATTCGTAAAAATTAGCAGGTGTTAATCCTGAAGGAGCATCTGTTAAATCTGTAAATGCTACACTACCTGCTCCGCCTGTGGCATCTGTTCCGTTTACCCATGATCCAGAACTATATTTTAATACTTCATTATCTTGTGGGTTTGAAATATTAACATCTGTTAGGTCATTAATTTCAGAAGCGCCACCGCCTCCACCGCCGCCACCGTCTCCGGTTTGATCAGCTACCCACGCATAGTCTGAGCCGTCCCAACTTAAAATTTCGTTTGTACTAGCACTACTAGTATTTAGATGTGTATCAACAGCAGCGTCATTATAAGAGCTTCCTCCGCCACCGCCTGCTGTAGATATTATAGTCCAGGCTGTTCCGTCCCATGTCCAAGTTACATCGCCTACAACATGAGTGTCATCTACTGCTGGATCATTTGGATAATTTATTGCCATATTACTACCTTCATTCTGTTGTTATAGATAATGCATTTGCACTTGCATATCTACTATATAAAATTTTTGCATCTTGCCCAAAAGTACTTGTACTTACCTGATCATAGTCGTTATCTACACCTGTATTATATACAACATCTTTTGAATCTGTTATAATTTTTGATTTTAATTGTGCCGGAGTAAGTGTTGGGTCTGATTCTAAGTGTAAACATAATATACCGGCTACTTGTGGTGCCGCCATTGATGTTCCACTTATACTCATTTGATAAAAACTCGCATCATCAAAATATGTTATTGGTGCAAATTTACTTGCGTTATATGGTGTGCTACAAGCACTCATAATATCCGAACCCGGTGCCCATATGTTACATCCTGGACCTCTACTTGAAAATATACTTGTTCTGTCTTTTTCAGTGCCGCTGTCATCTTGTGTAGTACTATCTAAACTAGCTACCATGTATGCATTTGAGCTATACGGTGAACTACCTCTATGATAGTTTATTGTAGTTGCTCCAAATAATGCATCATTGTCATAATCAGTGCCACCAAATGCTTCTACTTTGTTATAGTTATTACCAGCTGCAATTACTACGTGTATTCCTGCTGAAACCATATCTTCTATTTCTGCATCAACTGTTGCGTTTCTTGTTGACAATCTAGTTGTTGTTCCGCTATTCAATCTTTTAATACCCACGCCTGTTGCTGTCTCTAGCTCTGCTCGAGTGCTATAATCAACACCATATGTCCACCCTGTGCCTCTGTATGTTCCACTTGTTGGATCAGCTGTTGTTGAGAATCCATATCCCCAACTCATATTAACAACAGTAGGCCTATTGTTTGATTTATTATTATGCCAAATTCTTATACAATCAAAAGCGTTAGTGATACTAATTCCGTTGTTTGGATCTGCTGTGCCTTCTAAACCACCTAATTTTTGAGCATATACTCTTGCGTTTTTAGCCCAACCAAATGTTTTTCCAACTGATATTCCTGCACAATGAGTGCCGTGGCCGTCATAGTCTGTATAAAAATTTTCGTCTTGTGTTTCACCTACAATACCACTGTCAGCAAACCAATCAATTTCTTGCACTCGTGATGCAGCCGGTTGTGCTACATAGCCAGATACTCCAGCATCATTATCTTGAAATATACGTTTTAGTATATTAAAATCTGGTTTACTAAGTACTGGTGCAAAGTATTTGTTAAACATAGCATAACCTAGTGGATTATTTGCTAACATACCTGCAGGTGTTTTTAAAGTATCATCCCATTCAGGACTAAGACTTTCTCCGTCCCAAAACTCACTCATATCCCACATTGACCAATTTACTAAGTAAGTATATTCTTTATATGCTACTACGGCTGCATCAGAATCTGTTGCCCAATCAGTAGCATAACCACTTGGATCATATAACCCTGCGTCAATTGCTTCTTTCATAGCAAGATGTAATTCTGTAGTTGTCCAAGAAAAACTAGGATTATTATCTAATATTGAAATTAAAGTTTCCATAGGAACTTGTGTTGCACTTCCTTCTACAGCTCCCGGAATGCCAAAATTGTGTATAGTATGGAACAAGTGTTCCATAATCTCTTCAATATCTCTATCGCTTGTAGATGGATCAGGACCGCTTGTGTTTTTATACCAAACCATGTCATTAACAACATGACTGTTTAAAAAGTCTGTATATCCTGAGTACTGTGCCGCGCCAGCATCTGTTAACCAATTAGGATCGTAGCTGGCGCCCCCGCCATATCCAATTCTTTGTGCTGTTGGCAAGCCAGCATGTGTTGTGCCAGTGTCACCTTTAAGTGTTGAAATTAAATTTTTCTGTTGTGTAATATTAATACTATCTCCGTTAGGATCGATTAACAACTTTATAGCTTGTGCTGTTTTCTTTACCCATTCATCTGGTACAGTTGTTTGTCCGCCAACCGCTCCTGCCGCTACAAGTTTTATACCTCTTACATTTAAGCTTCTATCAAAAACGTCTCCATTGGTTGCATCATTTACTAATGCACCACTAGCATATTCAGTTGTATTGGGCATGTAAAACTCAGGATGGTCTGCTTGTATACCACTATCTTGTACAATAAAGTCTACACCTGTTCCGTCTAAAGCATAAAGATGGTCTCCAGATAATGTAGTTGCATCAGCAAACGTATTTGTTGCTTCATCACATCTACGTAATCCCCAGTTTACCCAAGTTGAATTATTACCAGATTGTCTTTCAAATACTGCTGTTTGTCTAGCATGCAATCCAATGTCCATATCAGTTCTTTGATCTGGTGGAATCTCTACAGCAACTACTCTGTCGTCTTGTGCAAGAGTTTCTGCTTCTTCGTCTGTAAGCATCCAATGTGTCATACGCTTTGATCCAATTCTTGGATTTGCTACTGTTACTGCACGATTTGGTATTTGACCTGCACCTGTATCAGCTGCTACTTCGGCATCAAAGGCTTCAAGATCAACATCGGCTTTTACAATTACTACGTATTCTTTTTCCATATTACACTATTCCCGAATCGTCTAATCTGCGCCATACTCCATTAATGTAAGATTGAATTTTATTATCTTCGGTGTTGTATATCATATCACCGTTACTTGCTGTAAGTGCATCTCGTTGTGCGTTTGTAAAACTTGGCAATCTAAAAGGAGCACCTGTTACAACTACAGCATCTACTGCTTGTAATGTTAAAGTACTTGCACTTGTTAAATTAGTAACCCCAGTTCCGCTATTTAAAAAAGTAGGTGAACTGATACTTGCAAAAGTTACACTATCAGTTGTGTTTAAATTTTGATCGAATGATGATCCGCCTGCGGCATCTTCAAATGTAAAGTTTCCTGCGCCATCTGTAGTAAGTACTTGTGTCGCACTACCATCAGATATTCCTAAGTCTGTTAAACTTGTTGGTATGTCTGTTGACAAT